ATGCTGAGTTTGAACTGTATCGCAGCAGCGTATAAGAAACAGTTCAGGCAAGACAGCGTTCTTATCTCACAAGTCCAAACCAACAACGCATTTATTTAAATGACATCATCAACAGCAATCCGTTATTGGACACCCAACGACCAGCGACAGTCCAGGCGTATCACGTTCAACACTTATCAGAAGGCGTTGGACATGCTGGCATTCTATCAAGGTGCTGGCATAAGGTGTGAAATCATTGCACCTGGATTCTAACAAATTGTTAAGGGTGATGGGCAACCGTCACCCAATCCTCTATAATAAGAGTATGAAAAACATTTTTCTTACTAACGCTGCCGCTAGGCGTGACCCTGTTGTTCAAGCAGCAATGGCAGCAATCCTTGAAAGATTTGAGAGGACTGGATCTTACGATCTCCCCAACCCCTACAACTGCCAACCGCACACAGTAGAGGTTTCACCAGTCAATTTCTTACAAGATGTCATGGACGACTTAGGCGATCCACGCTTCTAACAGTATATCACACCCTGTCCCAGATGACAGGGTTTTTTGTTGGATGCCGATATTGGGGGTGTGCCGAGTGGGACTCCTAACCATTTGAAAGTCTACAAAAGTATCACAACGAGATATAAATATTTCTGCGAAATTCAAAACTCAAAACCTTGATTTTGAAAAAAATTTTCCAGCAAAAAATTGCCCAAAAAACCTGAGTATGCTATAATGGAACAAACAAAGGATGAAATGGCACATCAGCAGCTTTTAGAGAATCCGAAGTATGCTGTACACGTGCATGATAGTCAAATCAAACGGATAACCGAATTACTTGAAGAACTTGCAAGTAGAATAGTAACACTTGAAGACAAACTAATAGATTTGGATTTAAATGTAAGATTCAATAAATCACCATCTCCCGATGATCCGCCCGAACCACCTTCAGGAACAGATTATGGAAGAACAAACTAATTTACAAGACATACTGAATAACTTTGAGGAATTCTGTGATAACTTTGAATACTCAGCAGCAAAACGATTTTCTGGAATAGATAATGAATCAAGACAACCAATTGACAATACAGAAGTGCAACGAGTTACTCCAACAGTTGTCCGAGAGGTTGACGATGGTGGAACAAAGGGTATTGAACTTAGAGTACCCCCAATTGATGTACAAGCCACCGAAATCCCAGAAGCATGAGAGTATAGCAGAAACACTAGATTATATTCATAACAGTATAGAGGAATTAAAGCAATGGCAGTCCCAGGACCAATAGCAACTGGTGCAAGTACAATAGCAACAGGACATTTATGTACAGTTACTACTACACTTGATCCATTAACATTATCTAAGACAGTACTTGCAGGTGCTGGTGGAAATTTAATTGCGATTGGTGCAGGTGTAGCAAAGATGACTGAGACATTGACTATTTTACATCCAGTTGGTGTGCCACCCCTGTGTACTGGTCTACATGCCATGCCAATCCTTACGGGTATACCAACTGTTTTGGTTAACAAGAAACCTGTGGCAGTTGTTGGCAGTCAAGTAGACGCTGGCACAGTCACGAGTGGAGTGGCAACCGTACTTATTGGTACTAAGGGAGTATAAAGACTTTCTTAAGTTATACAACAATTGATTATTATATATGACATCCCTGCATATATAGAATACACTTTATGAATTTTATTCATGGCAATTATGAATGGTGGGAATTATATTCCTGCGAAACCTAAGATAACTCGTCAAGGTTCTTCAAAGAATACGAAGCTTAGTGCGACAGCACGAAATGGGCGTAAGAAAAGATACCGAGGTCAAGGTAGATGACCCCCGACTCCGACCCGAACGCCGAAGACTCCGATATGATTACTGTATTTGGAACTGTAAAGTTCCGTCCAATTCAAAGATTTGGTAAAACTATACCAAATTATTTTATCTCCGAAGCGGGAGAACCTTGGAGTACTAAAACTAGTGCTGCTGGTAAACCATTAACTCCCTGCGGTAGAGGAACATATAGCAAAATAGGTAATAAACCTACAGATTCAAACCATCCAAATTGGTTGAAAGCAAAAAAAGCATATTCTGCTGGTGCAAAAGCGACAGCAGATGGTGCTCCAAGGAAAGCATACCCTCGTATTAACTGTCTTCTTCCTAAAGACTGGTCTGATGATAATTACGAATATCATTATAATAAGGGTGCTAATTCACGTCAGATGACACTAGACATCCATAAGGCAGTTATGGACACTTGGAGACCTATTGATGAGTATCCACCTGATCAGTTAAAGGAAACCTGGAATGACGTTCCAGAGGTCTGGAGACAGTGGGTTAGGGATACTGTTATCATAGATCATATAGATGGAGATACATGGAATTCTAATGTGGAAAATCTAAGATATTGCACACCAAGAGATAATAACCCTTGGATTAAAAAGCATAACGAAGAATCTCTAAATAACACTAGTGACGAGAATCATTGTGATGAAGACCGACAAGAGTGACGATTTCATTAAGTCTGGTAAAAGACTTATAACTGACCAAGATTCAGACAAACTGCTTAGTGGTTTGTCTGAAATCCCCAAACATAATGTAACTAAAATTAATGCTAGAATTTCAACACAGGACAGCAACACTATTTCCAACAATTCTGATTGAATTTAAATTAGAAAATTCAGATGATCTTAATAAATCTATAGTAGAGCATCTCTACGCAGAACGAGAAAAGAATCCAAATCCAGAAAATAACTATTCTGCGAATGGACCAAAAGCATGGCACTCTGAAAAGAATTTACATCTAATAGACGAACAGTGGTCAAGAGATTTATATAATCTTATAGTGAATACTGCTAGTACCTATGCTAATAGGGAAATCCCTGATGATTCCTATGTTGAGTGTTGGGGCATGATTTTACCCAATGGTTGCTATTCAAATTACCACACTCATCCAGGATGTAACATTAGTGGTACATATTGGGGACAAGTACCAAAAGAAATGAAAGGTTTGGAAGAAAAGGATGGAGAGGAAGTAGGGGGAAGGTTCTGTGTACCTGATCCTAGAAGCGGTGCTTCAGCAGGATTGGATGTTCTACCCACATTTGCTAAATTACCTGTACCTGGTCATGGTATGACATTCGGTAGTTGGTTACCTCATTGGGTTGAGAGTCACTATTTTGATGAAGATAGAATTGCATTGTCGTGGAATATTACATTAGGACATTCTATAGCTGATAATAACAAGCAAGAGAAAAGAAGAGAAAAACCAGGACAAGTTTGGAATGATAAGAAGAAGATAATTACTCCTCCACCAAAAGTTACGCAGAAAATTATTCTATAATCGCTAAATAACTACTGACTTCGTATATTGTCGGTAGATGACGACCAAGTTGTCCTTTAAGGACATTAATATCACATTTAAGAAGCATCCTGTTACTAATGACTTAGTTGTTAGTAGGGATGCTTCTGCTATTAAGCAAGCATTAACTAATTTATTGCTTACTAATAAAGGAGAGCGTCTATTCAACCCAAGATACGGATCAAGCATAAGAAGCTATCTATTTGAACCACTAGATTATGGTACTGCAGCTCAAATACAGGCAAATATTGTTTATACTATAAACAAATTTGAACCAAGAGTAGATTTAGAGAGTGTTGTTGTAAATCCAAACTATGATAACAATGGTTTTGAATTTGAAATGGTTTATACTATAGATGGTATTGATGCTCCACCTACTGCGGTAGACTTCTTCCTAGAACGAACGAGATAATGCCATACACTCAATTAAACAATTTAGATTTCGTTGATATCAAAACAACTCTCAAAGAATACATGAGAGCACAAACTGATTTCACTGATTATGATTTTGAAGGATCAGCAATAAGTCAAATCCTTGATGTATTGGCGTATAACACGTATTACACTGCCTTCAATACAAACATGGTGGTCAATGAGTTATTCCTTGACTCAGCGACTCTCAGAGACAATGTAGTGTCTTTGGCAAAACAGTTAGGATATAGTCCTAAGTCTGTTACTGCACCTAGTGCTACTATAGATTTAAATTTAACCTTTACTCAATCTGCACCATCAACTGTTGTATATAAAGCTGGTAGTGGATTTGTAACGAATTACGATGATACCTTATATCGTTTCGTTTTGAATGAAGATTATGAAGTAAGTGTTGATAATAATGTTGCTTCGTTTACTGACATGAAGGTATACGAAGGTTCTTTGATGAAAATGACTACATTGGTAAATCTTTCAACGAAGCAAAGGTTTATTATTGAGAATTCTTCGGTTGATACTAATACTATAAAAGTAAAGGTATATCCTTCTGGAAGTTCTGTTAATTTTGATACCTATAAATTGGCAAATAATATATTAGATATTGGATCAGAAGATAAAGTATTTTTTATTAATGAACAAGAAGATGAAAATTACGAGATCTTCTTTGGTGACGGTGTTTTGGGAAGAAAGTTAGAAGATGCTGAAGTAGTTGAGATAACTTATATCATAACAAATGGTGTTGCTACTAATGGTGCAAGTAAATTTAAGTTTAATGGTATATTAAATGATGAAAATGGTAATGTAATACAACAACCATTTGCTAATTCTAGTTTAACTACGAAGTCTATTGCTTCTGGTGGAGCAGATATTGAAGGTATTGATAAGATTAAATATAATGCTCCTAAGTATTACGGATCACAAAACAGAGCAGTTACAGCAAACGATTACAAGGCAATCGTTAGGAACATATATCCAGCAGTTAGTGATATTATTGTATTTGGTGGTGAAGAACAAGAACCACCTTCTTATGGTAAGGTATTCATTTCTATAAAACCATCTGAAGCATCTAGTTTGTCTTCTTATACAAAGAATGAATTAGTTAAAGAGTTGAAACAATATACTGTTGCTTCAATCAAACCAGAATTTGTTGATCCTTCAATTCTTTATATTGAGTTAGATAGTAAAATATTTTATAATGGGAATCAAACAAAATTAATAGAACAGGAAATTTCTGCTAAGGTTGCAACTGGTGTAACTGAATATCTTAAAACATCTGATACAGAAAAGTTTAACGGAAAGTTTAGATATAGTAAATTTATTAGTGTTATTGATAATTGTAATACTTCTATCAATTCTAATGATACTAATATCATTATGAGAAAGGATTTTATAGCACAGATAAATGCATCTTCATACTATGAAGTATGTTTCCAAAATAAATTCCTTAAAGATTGTGATACTTCGGTTGTTTCATCTACTGGAATGACTGTATTTGAATATCCAGAATATACATCTTATCTAGAGGATAGAGATGGTAAAATAGTCCTATATAGACTAGATTCCTTAACTGGTGAAAAGATATTATTAAACGATTCTGTGGGAACCGTTGATTATGAAAAAGGCGAAGTTCAATTGTACGACTTTACTATTTTAAAAGGTACTTATTCTGATAATCGTATTGAATTACGAGTCAAACCTGCCAATAAAGATATTGAAGTTAAACGTGAGGCATATCTAGACGTAGATGTGTCAAAGAGTAAATTTATTGCGTATAAAGAGTGATAAAGACTGCAAATAAGATCTCATTTTTAATTGAGTCTCAATTACCAGATTTCATAAACGAAGAGTATGAACTTTTTAGTAAGTTCATACAAAAGTATTATGAGCAATTAGAGATTCAAGGACAACCTTTGGATATTATTAGTAATATTCAAAATTATCGTGATATTGATTTTTATGAAAATGATATATTAAAGCAGTCAACTACACTGGTTGGAGTACTTAGTGATGCAGACCCTGTTATAACAGTAGATGATGCTACTTCATTCCCAGAGAACGGTGGGTATATTAAAATAGATGATGAGATATGTTTCTATGCTAGTAGAACAGAAACACAGTTTTTAGATGTAAGTCGTGGTGTAAGTGGTAATACGACTTTAGGAGATTTATATACTAAGAGTAATTTTGTAACAACACAATCTTCTACTCATTTAAATGGTAGTACTGTACAAAATATTAGTAATTTATTTTTATATGCTCTTGTAAAGAGTTTTGAAAAGCAATATCTTGCAGATTTTCCAGAAGCATATTTAAAAGAAGAAGTTGATAAAAGAACATTAATAAAGAATATAACTAATTTTTATCAGTCAAAGGGTACTGATAATTCAATTAAATTCTTATTTAAATGTTTAATTAAAGATGATCCCAATCCATCTATCTTATATCCTAGAGATTTTACAGTTAAATCTTCTGATTCTAACTGGATTAATAACTATTCTTTAAAAGTAAAAATTGTAAGTGGTAATCCTATTGATTTAATAGGTAATAGAATTGTTCAAACTACTGGTACATATGCTTCTGCTGTAGTTGATAATGTTAGATATACTGGAAAATATGATGGTGATGAATTATATGAAATAATTCTTGCAGAAGAATCTGTAAATGGATATTTTAGTATTTCAAATAAAACAAGGTTGACAAAGGATGTTACATCTTTAGATACTATTGGTAGTAGAGTTAATGTATTTTCTACTCTTGGTTGGGATAAGGAAGGACAATTTTTTATAGGTGGAGAAACATTTTCATATAAAGAGAAGAATGTAAATCAATTTGTTATATCGGATAGAACTGCTAATGGTGTTTATCCTATAGGTTCTACAGTAACTTATGGACATACTGTATCTGGTTCTAATGTAACTGTATTGGTTTATGGTATTCTTTATGGTGTTGAAAATAATGAGAGTGTTCCTTACTCAAATGCTGGTGATACGATTGATATTTCAGAACCAGGGTTTACTACTGATGATATAAGAATTTTTGATGATCAAAATAATATTAGGTGGGAATTGTATGGCATTTCACCTGCTGTTCCTGGATTAAATTCTAATGTCTCGGCAATATTTGAAGATGTTGATTCTTATTATATTGCATCTTCTGGTTGGCCTTCTCATGTTATAGGAACAGGTATATCAACTGATGGAACTGATCAAAAGAATTTAAAGATTATTAGGAAGAGACCTATTTCTACAACTGAGTCTTATGAGACTAAGTATAGAGATATTGGTATTGCTACTAATGGTATTCCATTTTTAAGTTATAAGGATGAAGATGTTGTTTATAGTGGTCCTATTGAAAGCATCTCTATAATTAATAGGGGTACTGGGTATAACAATTCTCCTTTTGTATTGGTAAATAATACTCCAAATATAGCACGTTCAAAACTTGCTGGTCAGGTTGTTGAATCAGTAATTGTTGATGTTCCTGGTGAGTACGATACTATACCAACAGTAGATATTGTATCTGGTAGAAATGCTAAAGCAAGTGCTGTTGTTACTAATGGAGAAATAACAAGTCTTATTATTGATGATCCTGGTGAGTACTATTCACACCCACCACAAATTAGAATAGCAGATAAAGTAGGTAAGGGTAGATATGCAAATTATGTTGCAGAGGTCTCAACTTCTGGACAGATTACTGGATTTACGAAAATAACTGGTGGAAATCTTTATACACACGGCAATGTTGTTGTTGATATAATTCCAGATGGATCTGGTGCTACTGGAACTGCATCTATAAAAGAATGGAGAAAAGATAGGTATTATAAGCATAATATTACAAATTCAAATCTAGACTTTGATAATGGATATAAGTTTTATAATATTATTCCTTCCAAGGGACATGGATATGCTTATTATGCTTCTCCTTCTACGTTAAGAGCAAATGATAATGGAGGATCTCATTCATCTATTCTCGGATTTGCATACGATGGAAATCCTATCTATGGTGCTTATGGGTATTATGAACCATTAGATTCAACTAGTGCTATTTCCCAGATGTCATCTAGTTACTCTTTGAATACAGCAAGAGTAGGTGGACCAGCAGAGGATTCTTCAAATCCATTAGGTTCTTTTATTAATGATTATACTTATATTCCTGGATACGGAACATTAGATGAAAATAATGGACGTTTTTGTGTTACACCAGAATTTCCTGATGGTACTTATGCATATTTTGTTACTGTTAATAGTTCTAATGAACCAGTATTTCCATATATCATCGGAAAGAATTATTATTCTATACCAGTAGATTCTAATTATAATTCAGAGATATCTCAAGATGATATACCAAATACAGCTTTAAGATTGAGAACAGGTGGTATTGATAAGAATGGAGATTTAACTACTGCTCAAATTGCTGAAGTAACTAGAGGAACTGTATCATCTGCTACAATTGTTAGTAGTGGAAATAATTTTTCTGTTGGTAACGAATTAGTTATTGATAACAGTGATACTGGTGGATCTGGTGCTGTTGGTGAGGTTTCTTCTGTTAAGGGGAGTAGTGTTGTATCATTAGATTCCCAGTCCTCTAAGGTTCTTTATTTTGATCTTAGTAATATTGGATACCTTTTTGCTGGAGACACCATTACACAAGCAAATACTGGTGCTACAGGAACTTTAATTGGTGATGTTATATCTGCTAAGACGTTTGTTTTAAAGAATGTAACAGGAACATTTAATAGTACAGATGTACTATCTTCAAATACAGAAGTTATTTCTTTAATATTAGATAAGAGTTCTTCTTATACTAAAGGATCTATATTAGTATTAGAAGATGGTATAGCTGTTGAACCTGTTGCTAAAGGAGAAGTTTTAGAATCAACAACAAATCAAAATAGTGTAAAAGTAAAAGTTACAAAAACAGGTTTCGTTCCTTCAACTACTTTATTCTTATCAAGTGAAAATTTAAATGATACTACTGGATCTAAGATTTTCTCTATTACACCATTAAGTTCAAATCTTTCAATATTTGAAATAACTGATAATGTAGCTTTAATTACTACTTCAGTACCACATAATGTTAATGTTGGAGCAGATATTGACGTTGATATAAATCCAGATGATAATACAACAACAACTAATTATTTTGTAAGAAGTAGAATATATCAAGAAGTAACCCTTAAAAACCTAGTCATATCAAGGGTTCTCAGCGATACAGGAATTGGACGAATTGAGATTCTGAACAGTGGTGCAAATTATACAAATGATGTTTATGATGATATCGCATTATCTGGTGGAACAGGTAATGGTGCTAAAGCAAAAATCACAGTTGAGAACAATCTTGTAACAAAAGTAGAGATAACTGAAAAAGGTACTGGTTATAATAAATTTGATCTTCTTACTGTAGGAGATACAGCTTTAGGTAAGACTGACACAAGTGAACCAAGGATAGCAGTCCGTGTTGATCATGTTGGTTTCTCATCTGAAAATTCCAAATTACATCTTGATAGTTCTTTAGATATAAAAATTAATGATCATCTTATAATAGGTGATGAAATTGTCAAGGTAGAAGGTATTGTAGACAATACTGTTATAGTTCAAAGAGGATCTAATAAGGTAGATCATTTTGACGGTGCTGTTGTTGCAGTACATGATCCAGGATATAATCTTTCTAATGGATACAGAATCAATAGTACTGGGGTTGTTACCGAAGATTCTAATAATGCAATTGTGTTATCATATGATTCAGTAACACAAAAAGTAGTATTTGTTTATGATTATAATCAATCATTGACTAGTATTGATTCTTTATCATTAACATCAGTATTTTTTGATGAGAGTTCTCCAAAATCTAGACTGGTAGAGATTGAAAGTTATTCATCTCCACAGATATATTTTGAGTTTTCCACAGATGGATCTACATTTACTAGAAACCCTATAATTAATATTAAGAAATATTACAAATATAACTTTGATGTTACTCATTCATCAATGACTGGTAAGAAGTTTAATATCTCTCCTAGTATTAATTTTAATATAGTTACTCCTGAATTGTTAAAGGTTCCACCTTTAATTGATCTTAAATTAGGATTTGGAGCAAGAACAGATTCCAATACTTATGCAAATAAGGAAGAAGTATATTATTCAAAATACTATTATTTTGATGAAAATAGTATAGTTTCTAGTGAAGGATCTTATTTTAATGTAGTTGAAGATCCATTACAAGGATCTAAGAAATCTTTATATACAACATCTATAGATATAGTATATTCAACTGGTATAAAAGCATCTCATGATGGTAGTGGATCTATTTCATATAATACCAAATCACCATTTGCTATTGGTGAAATAGCATCTGTTAATATAGTTAATATTGGTATTGATTATAGTAAGATACCAGTAGTAACAGGAATTTATGATAATGATGGTTTTGTTGATAAAACTGTAGAGTGTTATTTAAATAGTAATGATATTGGTGTTCCAACTAGTATCAAGATCTTTAATAATGGTGGATTATATCATAATGATTTTTCATTACAATCTACCTTTAGATCTAACTATGTTCTTATATTATCTGGATTTAATAAAGATGCTTTTGGTGTTGGTGAAACAGTAATACAGAAATCTGGATCAGTTGAAACTGCAAGGGCAAAAGTTACTTCTTGGAGAGAAGGATCTAATATATTACTTATTGATAATGTTACAGGTGTTTTCAAAAAAGGATTACCTATTATTGGACTTGCCAATAGAAATATTGCCACATTAGATGATATTAAGTTTACTAGTTTTAAACCTAATATTAAAACTTATTTTGATAACTTAGGTTATTATGGCTCTGATTATGGTAAGATTAGTGATTCCAATCAGAAGATTCATGATTCATACTATTATCAAGATTATTCTTATTTGATTAAATCAAAGACTCCTGTTGATAATTGGAGATCTTTAATTAAAGAAACTACTCATCCAGCTGGATTCCAATTATTTGGTGAAGTATTAATTGAATCATCTGGTCAAAATAGAATGCCAGGAAACACTAGTGTTAGTAGAGTTAGTGTTATACAAGCATGGAATCCAGAAAAGAATAAGATTACAGTACAGAGTACTAAGAAACAGATTACTCAAAATATTGTACTGATGAAGAACCTTAATGTTGAGAAGGGTGTTGGTTCTGCATCTCTTGATACAGCAAGTCTTTCTGAGATTAGTGCTGGTAATTTATTCTTAGATTCTCCTTTTAATGGATCTCTTACAAATAAAGGTAATTTAGAAGGTAGAACAACATTCACATTAAAAGATATTAACGGTCATGTAGTAAAGCCATACAATGAACAGTCATTGATTATTACTTTAGATGGTATATTACAAGAACCTGGTGTTTCTTATACTATTTCTGGAGATCAAATTACTTTTGCTCAACCTCCATTAGGACCATCTGTTAAGAATGAGCAAGATATTCCTGGTGTTACATTCTATGGTAAATTATTTGAGTTTAAGAAAGATAGTTTAAATCAGAGATATCTTAAGAAAATTAGAAATATCTTCCAAAGAACTGGAACTTGGATAGATGCTGCTAACCAGCTTGAGATGAATAGAAGATTTATTCAAGAAGAAACACTTGGATATATTAAGAATAAGTATCCAGTATTGTCATGGGGATCTTTAGAATCTAAGTGTATACGAGATATAGGATTGTTTATTGATGCTATAGCACATGATTTGAGATTTGGAGGAAATGAAAAGACTATTATTGCTGCCGAATCTTATTTTACTAATGATACTCTTACATCTTTAATAGGTGATGCAGTTTTAGTTGATCCTAGTAAACCTAATGGAGATAAGATTTCTGAGTTGGAGGCAACTATAGAAGCATTCAGTTACATGAATCGTCTTGCTAAGTTAGCAATGAGGAACTGGGATTATATTGATCGTCAGGTTTCTTGGACTCCTGGTACTAACCAAGTTACTATTAGTGACACAAATAATATTGCTTTGGGTATGAGAGTTAGTGCTGGTAGGGCATTTCCTAAAGAAGCAAGAGTTATTCAAATTGTTGATGATAGAAATATCAGAATTGGAAGAAAATTATCTGATACAGAAGTAGAAAATATAAATTCTCTTCCTCTTGCAGAGACATCAGTAAATATCATTTCTGATAATACTACTCTTGATGATAATACAAATACAGTTAGTTCTATAACTCAGGTTGGGGAAGGTTTCTATCTTCGTATTGGATCATCAATTTATTATGCTTTAACACCAGCTGATTCTGCTCTTCCTTCAGATAATGCTCAAATGATATTCTCATTTAGTCCTCTTAATGATGGTACTTATTATGATGCTTCGTTGTTAATTGAAAGGAACAAGTCTGATATTATTGCTTCTGCTATTGCTGCTGTTGATGCTAAGTATCCATCACATGCTGTTACAGGATATACTGCTAAATGTGAAAGAGATTTGGGATATCTAATTGATGCTGTTAATTACTCATTAAGATATGGTGGAAATGAGAAGATAATTCACTTTGCAAGAAGTTTCTTTGTTGGAAATGATATGACTCACTTGTATGGTGAGTTACCAGAAGCTTTATATGCTTTCCATCAAGCAAGAGATTTGATGATAAAGGCAATGAGAAATCAAGGTGCTGTTACTGATAGTTCAATTCGTATTGATAATCAAGTACCTTTATGTGCTCAAATTGAAAGTGCAATAGCAACGTATGTTTCTAGTGCTGAAGTTATACTTGAGAGAGGAGTTAATGCTGTTGAATTAATAAGACAGAATAATAATGACAGTGGATATTGGTCAAATACACAGTCTTATACGAATATTAATATACTACCAGATCCACAATTAGTTAATGGTGTACTGAAAGAATGTGAAGATGTTTCTTCTGCATTAGATTCTTTATATGAGAATGTTAGGCAAACATTAAATACAGGAGTTGGAACTTCATCTATATCCAAACCAGATTACATCAATAACGAAAATAATATATTTGAATTATATTATACTGATGGAACTGCTGTTGATACTGAAGTCAATGAAGATCTATTTGTAGCATTAAGTGGAGTTTTACAACATACAACCTCTTATTATATTGATAGAACTACCGTACCAAATAAGATTGTTTTTGATGCCCCACCTATTTGGGGTCAGAATGAAAATACAAAAACAGTTTATGAACCATTAGCTGTTGAAAAATTCTTTGCTCATGGAGTAGGTGCTTATCTTAGATGTACTATTAATACTAATGACACTAAGGGATCTAACGGTCCATTTTTAATCCTTGATTCTAAAGATCAATCTAAGATAATTAGTGCTCCAGAATTTGCGTTAGTCTTTATTGATGGTGTATTACAAAGAGAAAAAAATTCTTATATTATAAATGGACCTACTATTACTTTTAATAGAAACATTTATAGAGGTAATAATGTTGAAATGATTGTTCTCTATGGAAGAGATTTAGATTCTTCTATTAGTCTTTATGATTTTGAGTCTAATGAGTATTATAATGAGATTCTGTTAACTTGTGATGCTGGATCTGCTAATGATTTTGCTGCTTGGAAGAAGTGGTTTGGTTTATCACATGATGATCATCAAGTAGCATATCAAAAGATAAATGGAAAGAAAGTTTTCATAGGTAATGTAAAGACATACACTACAACCAATCAAAAATTAATTATTAATCTATCTGGTAATAATCCTGCAATGGATGGATCATCAGTATTTTTCTCTGGTACAGATAATTTCTTTGGTGCTGAAGATTTCAATGATGAGTATGAATTAACAGGAACAACTAATACAATTTCTGTAGTAAGAAATAGTTATAACGATTATAGAATGCAGAGAAACTCTGCTAGATGGTTGTATGGATCTAAGAAAGCAGATAACTCTTTCTATGAAAAACATAGAGGTAGTGCTAATTTAATTGCTGGAGATTCTATTAGAATACATGGTGAAGATGATTATAGAACTATAAAAGAACTTCCTCAGTATGTAAGTCCCAAAACTTATAATGCTGGTGAGGAAGTATCAAATAATTTCTTTGGATCTTGTTTTACTACAGATTATATTGGTAACAGAAGAGGAGAAGGTCTTTCAGTCACCTGTCAAGTGACTAATGGTGAAGTATCTTCTATTACTTGGAATAAGACTACTTATAATGCACAGAATCAAGTTGAAAAACGTAGTGATGCCAAGGGTTACGATACTACACCAATATTACATTTCATTCCTATAGATCAGAAAGGAGGTGGAGCAAGAGCAGAGGTTATTGTAACTGATGGTGAGATAGTTGATATAGTATTAACAAATTCTGGTTCTGGTTATACTACTGCTCCAGCAGTTGTTACTGCGAGACAATATGATATTATTAAACAACGTGGAAGAAAGATTGATAGTCTAATTAATATCAAGGTAGAAACTGAATTACTATACAATACGTTCCCAGGAACGATTATTCCTGTTGATATTACTCCTATTAGAGGAACTGATCCTGTTTCTCCAATTCCACTTGATCCAAACCTTCCTGGTGATAAAGATCCAGATGGATATGTACGTTCTTCATTAGCTTCTTCTAATCATATTCAAATTACTGAATTTATCAATAGAAGATTGGATGTACCTTCTCCTGATGGAAAAACACTTGAAGTTAATAGGTATTTCCCAACAGTAGTTGATTCTGTAAGACTTCCAGATATATCACATACATCACAAGGAACAAGTATTTTAGAACTTGGTGCTTATGATGCACGTATGTTTAAACCTTTTGTTTGGATAACCACGAAGGGTATTATAACAGTACCACCTGGTCCTGGACCTGGTCCTGGACCTGGTTTTCCTCCTGGGTATCCAGGAAATCCTGATGAAAAAGTTTATACATATCAATTAGGATTCGTTGATCATCGTGGATTTGTAAAACCACCTCGTTTAGAGAACATGACAATGAGACCTTCATTCTTCCAGTGGGAGGGTGCTAAATTCATGAGTACAGGAGATATTTTATCTCCAGCAGGTCATTCCGTATCTGAATATACTATTGAAGAATTTGATAGATATGGTTTTAATCTATTACAATTTTCCGCAAACGCTTACTCTGGTTGGGCAGATGATGGATATTCGTTTAATATAGGTTATCCAACTATTAATAACTACTTAAGTCAAGTGGAAGTTGATAATCTACCATCTGAATTTCAGGGTGGATTCGTTAGAAATGGTGGTGTAATCTATGCTAGTACTAGGTTATTCCCTTCTTCTGGAGTTATTTCCATTGGAAAAGAAAAAATATATTATAGTAATAAATTAAGTGATCGTTTCTTAGGATGCCAAAGAGGATTTGCTGGTTCCATTATAGAAGAGCATCCTGTAGGATCTTATCTAAGAAACGCCTAATTAAATCATATAAATAAACCAGATTCGTTTTAAACACAAGAGCTCAGTGCTATGGCAGCTATTATTTCAGAAAAATTTAGAATCTTCAATGCGAAGCAATTCTTAGAATCACTTGGTGAAGCGGAAGCAACCAATATGTATTTCTTCGTTGGAAGATCCTCAAAGTGGGATGTTTACATAGAACTACACAACATCAGTGGTACTTTCCAAGTAGGAGAATCCGTCAGTGGCGGTGGATGGACTGCAACAGTAGCGGAAGTACACGCTAATAGTTTACTCTGTTCTAATGTCCTTCCTACTGCTACTACAACTCCTTCTTGGGGAACTACTATTACTGGTGGTACTTCAAGTGCAACTGGAGTCTCTAGTATATACAGATATGCTACGGAAGAAATTCCACCACTGCCTTTAGATAATCAAAGTGAGAAGCAATCAGTTTATAATGAATTAATTGCTGCCAAACGAATCAATTCTGATGCTGCTCGTCTTGTTATTCCTCGTTACAACTGGAATACTCAAGTAAATCCTAAGTTTGACATGTATAGACCTAACTATTCAGCAACTCCTGCTGGTGGTGGATCTATCGGTATGCAAACTGCTCTTGGAAATAATGGATTAACAAGTGCTAAATTCTATGTTATGAACAACACATACGAAGTCTTTAAGTGTTTGTATAATGGTGAATCACCTGCTAATCCAACTGGTGTTAATGTTGTAGACGAACCAAAGAGTAATCCTACTGCTGGTCAAGGTACATTTGCAAACGGAGTATTCATCTCAGAAAATGGTAATTATATTTGGAAGCATTTATTTACTTTACCTACAGGTGATGTACTTGCTTTCTTATCAACAGACTTCTTACCAATTGCTGCTTCAGGTGAAACATCAAGAGTTGCTGTTGAAGGTTTAGCAGTTGACGGTGCAATTCATGTAGCAGTAGTTAAAGATGCTGGTGCTGGTCTTCCTACATCAAATACTTATTATTCAAAGATTATTGGTGATGGTACAGGTGGAATAGTTAAGTTCACTACAGATGGATCTGGTTCTATAACTGACTCTTCAATTGAAGCAGCAGGTAGTGGATATACTTATGGTAATGTATTGTTGGAGCAAGGTAATGTATTTACTGATGCAGCTGCAACTGCTGCTGTAGGTACTGTTAATGCTTCTTCAACTGGTTCCATAGAAGCAATTATATCTCCTGAAGGAGGTCAAGGTTCTAATGCGGATGCAGAACTCTTTGGTAAGAGAGTGATGACAAATGTTAGATTGACTTATGATGAAGGACAAGGTGATTTCCCTGTAGATAATGATTTCCGTAGAATCGGTATTATTCAAGATCCAACTACTTGGGGAACAACTGCTAAGGCAACTAGTTTAACAGTACGTGGAACACATGTTGTCAAGATTAATAACCACACAGCAGATTATGTTGTTGATGAAGTTATCTCACAGGCTAATGCAGGTGGTACGTCTAAAGGTACTGTTGTATCTTGGGATTCTACTGATGGCATTCTAAAATATTATCAGTCTCCAGATGTTCATACTAGTGGTGGTAAAGTACATGCATTTGCAGCAGATGCTACTGTTGCTATAGTTGGTGCTACTTCAACTGCTTCTGGAACCGTTGATACAGCAACGGGTACTGTAGGAACACCCGTTGTTGTTACTGATATTTCATTTGTAGAAGGTCTTTCAAATCCTGAAATTGAACCTAACTCTGGAGATATAGTATACATAGAGAATAGAAGACAGATTACACGTGCTCCTGACCAGATTGAGGACATTAAGCTTGTAATTGAATTCTGATTCTTATCCCCAAAAACTAGAGATAAAGTGAGATGCCTCAGAAGACGAACCTAAATGTAGCTCCATACTACGATGATTTTTCACAGGATAAGAACTTCTACAAGGTGCTCTTTCGCCCTGGATATTCAATCCAAGCGAGGGAGTTAACCCAGTTACAGTCTATCCTACAAAATCAGATAGAGAGTTTTGGTAAATATTCTTTTAAACAAGGTGAACTGGTAATACCAGGAGAAGTTGGATTTAACAACAAACTCAATTTTGTTAAACTATCATCCGTATCTGAGATACCTATAAATCAGGATGGAAAGATAGTTTATAAAAAGTATGATATAACACAATTAAAAGGTCAAACTCTTAAAGGATTAACTTCTGGTGTTACTGGTATTGTAGTTGAATCTGATGTAGCTACAGAAACTACTTCAGATATTATATTTGTAAATTATACAAATAGTGGTGATGCAGGTAATGAGGATACATTCCGTCAAGGTGAGACCTTAGAGGTCGTAGATGGCGTTAATACACCACTCCTAGTGGTTGGAACCGATGGTAGTGTACTTCCTACTTCTATTTCTATTACTAATCCTGATACACGAGAAACAACCTCGTTAGAGAGTCCTGCAATGGGATTATCTTCTGCTGTTAAAGTAGAAGAAGGTATTTATTTTGTAAATGGGCATTTTGTTAGAACAGCAGAACAGTTATTAATAGTTGATAAGTATTATAATTCTCCTTCTGCTAAGGTAGGGTTTAAGATTTTAGAAAGTGTTGTAACTTCTGAAGAAGACGCATCATTGTATGATAATGCAATAGGATCTAGTAATTATAGTTCTCCAGGAGCAAATAGATTAAAAATAGATCTTCAATTAGTTAAGTATTCGTTGAATGAAATTACTGATAAAAATTTCATTCAATTATTATCAATCAAAAGAGGTTCTGTACAAAGTCAAGTAGTACAAACGGACTACAATCTGTTAGAGAATACTCTTGCTAGAAGGACTTATGATGAGTCTGGTGATTATGTTGTTGATAATTTTTCTTTAGATGTAAGAGAATACTACCAACAAGATGGAAACCTTGGGGTATATTCTCTTGATGATATTGGAACAGTAAACGGATTATCACCCAATGATGCTAAGAATAAATTAGTAGCAAGTGTTGGACCTGGTAAAGCTTACGTTAAAGGTTTTGAGATTGTTAATACAGAAACAAAATACCTTCCTATTGATAAAGCAAGAGAAACACTTGGTAGGGATGATATACGTTTAAAAACAACAGGTCTTCCAACATATAAGATTACAAATACTTGGGGTAGTGTTCCTTTAAACTCTGAAGGTGCTGATCTTATTGCTTATCCAAATGTATTTTTAACATCAACTTTTAGTGATGGAAGTATTGGATTAAATGGAAATGAATTAGATACAGATAACAAACAAACTATATCTCGTAGAGGACAACTGTTTGATATAAACACAGGAGTTAAAACAATATATGTTAATATTGACCCTTCAACAGATTTAAATAATTTAGATATAACAAGTTCAACTCCAGTAGTTACAGATAATTTTAATAAAAGATTAAATTATATTTCATTAACTGGATTGTGGATTACAAAATCAAGATCTACAGCAACTGCTAGTGCTATAGCAGCAAAGGTTGATGTTATTGGATATTCTGAAGTTAGCTTAATGGATGCTAATTCTTCTACCAGTGTTACTTATCTTGAATTAACTGTTACTGGTGAGAAGGATATTCTTGATGAATATCTTTTAGAATATGATACAGGATCAGCTGATCAATTTAGACAACTCTTTAGAACTAAAGCAAATGCTGAAGCAGTATCTGCAACACCTTTTGGTAGGATAATTGATTATAATGAAACTATTACTCCAGTAATAGGAACAGTAAAACCAAGTAATTTTACATTCATTGAAAAAGGAGATGGTTTTAATCCAGATACTGATGTAGTTATTTCAAAAGGAAGAACTTCTGAAGGAAATCCATCTTACAATACTACGTTTGGATTTTCTTATTTTGATCCTCAATTCTTCACTAAAATTATTCTTGATGAGCCAATAACAGTAGTAGATAGTTTTACTCCTGGACAATATGTTTATGGTCTTGAGAGTGGTGCTTATGGTGTTGTAGAAGGATCTTCCAGTACCAAGTATACATCTCACAAGACCTTAATGGTCAAGACTCTATTTGGAACATTCAAATCGGGTGAAACTCTTAAAGATGAATCAAATAATACTTTAAGAATTGCAACAGATAATACCATTTCTCATTTTATTGTTCCTAAGAGAGGACAAGATTATGTAACAGGAACTACTCTTAGAATTAATGGTGTTGAATACGATGGATCTAAGATTGAACTACTTCTTAGTAGTGGTGGTGGTATAATCAATGCTAATATAAAAAATAGAGCTGGTGTTTCTATTCAGTATGCACAACCACCAGTTGTGACTGTAGAACAAGCAGCTTCTGGAGGAACTCCTGCTGCTGCTGTTGTGGTTCCAGTTTTGATTAGGAATGCAGTAACAACTTACACACCACAAAATGTTAAGTCATTATATTCTGAATTTGGTGCTGGTGGTGCTAATACTCATGTATTCACTACTGATGTTGATTTAAATAAGCAGAAGTATGCAGAGATAATATCTGTTACTGACTTCACTTTTAGTGGAGAACAAGGTAGAAAATACATTGAGTGTAATGGATTTGGTGGAGATTCAACAACATTCGTTCAACAAGGTGATTTAATACAGTTTACTGATTCTGCAAACAATGTAGTACGTTCTATAGTACAAAGAGGAACAAAATCTGATGGTGTATTAAAGTCTAGAATTTATTTGGATGCATCTCTTGCTTCTCCTGTTGTTAATGCTAGTGTTGTAAGAGTACGCCCATCAATTGATAATTTCAATCAGGGGTCTCTTTTATATAAGACAGGAACCAATCAAGTAAGTTCAATTGTAGCTGATAATGAAGATTCTAAGATTAAGTATTATCTTAGAAGAGATTTTATTGCACAAGGTGTTGGTGGTTCTGGTAAAATTACATTCTCTGCTCCTTTACCATTTGGTACTCAAAGATTTGTTTCATTTAGTGAAAGTAATTTCCTAGTTACTATTCTTGATCCAGGTGATGCTCCTGATGTTTCTAAAGGTGACATTGTATATGTTACTTCAGAACAAGTTGTTATTGAGTCATCAACTGATTCTGCAACTGGATTAACTGCTGGTAGTGTAAGATTGGATCTTCCTTCCACTTACTTTGGCGGAACTGGTTCTTATACAGATTATCCTAAACTTAAACTTACTGCTACATTGGAAGTAAGTAAAGCAAAACCAAGACTTAAAACAGCAATTATTGATAAGAGAATTATTATTGATTCTATTGGTGATACTATTATTCCTTTTCGTGGAAGGGATTACGATACTGATGCAATTGAAACATATAGTTATGCTGATGCATATAAACTTAAGTATGTTTATGAAGGATCTATAACAGAAGCTCCTGTTGCAGATAAGAATGGCAATCTTATTACTGGTACTGATGTTACATCTAGATACACATTTGATGATGGACAGAGAGATACAATCTATGATGTTTCAAGAATTATATTAAAACCTGGATATGATGTACCATCTGGTAAGTTATTGATTGCTTTTGATTATTTTGATCATACTTCTGGTGATTTCTGTACAGTTGATTCTTATTTACATGAAGCAGGTGTTGGTCCAGAAGAGATTCCTTCTTACAATTCTCCAGCAATAGGTAAAGTATCTTTAAGTGATGTTCTTGATTTTAGACCTAAAGTTGATAATGATGCTATTATATCTGGTTTCTTAAACACATCATTATTATCTGCTAGTAATACAAGATCATTTACTGGTGCTGGTGGTATTGTTTGTAGTACTCCTGCTCCAGATAATAATTTAGAATATACTTTTGGATTCTCACAAACTCAATACCTTGATAGGATTGATGCTGTATTCTTGAATAAGAATGGTCAATTTATTATTAAGGAAGGTAATTCATCATTAAATCCATCTAAACCAGATTTAATAAGTGACTCTATGCCACTATATTATGTTTATGTACCTGCTTTTACAACATCTAATAAAGATATAAAGATTGTTCCTGTAGATAACAAGCGTTATACCATGCGTGACATTGGTAAGCTTGAGAAACGTATTGAAAGGTTAGAATATTACACAACATTAAGCATACTTGAGCAGCAAGCATTGAATATGCAGATCACTGATAGTATTGGTCTGACAAAATTCAAGAGTGGTTTTATAGTTGATAACTTTGAAACTCATAGTATAGGATCTCTTCAGTCTCTTGATTATAAGTGTTCTGTTGATACACAACAGTCTGTTTTAAGACCTCAATCTAAAGAGGATTCATTTAAGTTAGAAGAAGTTAATACTAGAGATGATCAAAGATCTATTTCTGGATATAGTAGAACAGGGGATCGTATTACTCTTCCATATACTGAATTGGAAGTACTTGGAAATGATTTTGCTACTAAAACTATAAATCCCAACCCATTTGTTGTTATTCAATATGTTGGAGATTCTTTTATTAGTCCTAGCACAGATTCTTGGTATGACACTAGTGTAGCACCTCTTGTTACAGATAACAACACCAATCTTTATTCTATCTTCCTTGCTAAGAATGAAATTAGAGATGCATTCTCAAGTCTTTATAATTCATATAAGATTAATTGGATTGGAGCTAATAAAGCATTCTTTAATATAGGATCTTTTGGTGATGTTAATAATAATGTTGCCGATGCTAGAGTTACTGATGCTTCTGTTGCTAGTTCATCAAATGTTAGTTTACAAAACAATGAAGTTGGTAAAGGTATTAATACAAGAGGAGTTGGTACTAGTGTAGTTGCTACATCTTTATCTTTCTTTGCTAGAACTGTACCTATTAAGTTTAAAATTAATAGACTTAAACCAAATACTATTATCCATGTATTCATGGAAGGTAAAAATATTGCTCGTTGGGTAAATCCTGATTTAAATTATAGTGGTATTGCAGGTAGTTCTTTAACTACTTTCAATAATACAATAAAAACAGATGATAATGGTAATGCTAGTGGAGTGATATTAGTTCCTGCTGGTAAACCACCAAGAGAAAATGCTGTTTGGAATGGTAATATTGATGATGTTGTTTATGATACTGAAGGTGATGAAATAAGATTCACTACAGGAACTTTGACTATAAGATTTACATCAAGTTCTTCAAATGCATCTAAAGATAGTGTAGAAAGTTTTGCTGAAACAAAATATTATGCTACTGGGTTATTACCAGAAAATCCTGTTTCTATTATATCTACTACCCCTTCATACTTTAAAGCTAATGAAGGTAAGCAAGTAACTGATAGTACTACATCAATTCCATTCAAACCAAATCCACTTGCTCAAACAATTAAGATTGAGAATTTTGATGGTGGTCTATTTACTACTGGAGTTGATATATTCTTTGCACAGAAGAGTGCTAATATTCCTATTAGGGTTTATATAACTGATATTCAAAACGGCAAACCAGGTAAGAATATACTTCCAGGAACACAAAAAGTTATTTCTCCAGAAACATATCTAAGAGTCGTTGCTAGTGATACTCTTTATATCACAAAAGATGAAATTGTAACAGGATCAACCTCTGGTGCTTTTGGTCCAGTATCAAAGGTATATGATAAGAATAATGTTGAGGTTACTGTATCTTCTATTGGATTATTCACTTTAAATAATGATCAGGTTTATACATTAGCTCTTGCTAATAATAATGGTACATCTTTCTTACAAGATGAAGTTCTATCTATACCATCATTAATTGCATCTAACAATGAAAACAATACATCATTATCTCTCAAGATAGCAAAAGATTCTGGTTCTATTTCAGAACTTCGTATTACTAATACAGGTTCTAGTTATGATACAGCTTTATTAACTATTGAGAGTCCTCAACTTCCTGGTGGAGGAACTGCTACTGGAACCGTTAGAGTTTCTGGTGGTAAAGTTTATCATTCAGAATTAATATCTATAGGTTCTGAATATACAGAACCTCCTTCTGTTGTTGTTAGAGGAACAGGTACTGGTAATTCAGGAGCAGAGGTTACTTCTATAGTTGATATTAATACACCAGCAGTTCGCATGGGTGTTGCTATTGATCAAGATGGAATAACAAATTCAACTATTCCAACTAACTTCAAATTTGATTATCCTGTTTATCTACAAAATGATACTGAGTATGCTATTGTTCTTGAAACAGACTCAACAGATTATCTTGCGTGGTCTTCTAAATTAGGTGAAATTGATATTGCTACTAGTACAACTGTCACAACACAACCTTCTTTAGGATCTCTATTCAAATCAGCTACTGGTTGGACGGAAGATTTATTTGAAGATCTTAAATTTAAGATGTATCGTGCTGAATTTGATATTTCTAGATCAGGAACATTACATTTAACTAATGAAGATCTTGGTTACGAGACTCTTGGTATAGATTCTATTGAGACAAATGGATTATCTGATACAAATGCAACATCAGATCTATTCAAGAATAATAGTTTTATTGTTAAAGTAAATCATTATGATAATGGATTTAGTATTGATGGTAATTCACATGTATTCTTTAAAGGAGTAGAATCTACTGGTGGAATAACATCATCCCAGTTAAATTCATCGTTGTTTCAAGTAAACAATGTAGGCGTTGATAGTTATAATATTACTTCAACCAATAGAGCTACAGCAAATGCATTTGGTGGTGGTACAAATGTACTAGCATCATATAATAGAAAGTTTGAGAAATTACATGCAATTGTTCCTAATATTTCTTTTAGTGAAACTAAGATTGATTCTTCTATTAAGACAACTAATATTGCACCTATAGATGACAATATTGGTACATATACATCATACACACAATCTGAATATGAAAAGACTTTCTTAAATGAAGACTTCTTCTTTATCAATCAAAAGGTAGTTGCTTCTAGAATTAATGAAACAGTTAATAACATTGATAGATCATTAACATATAAGCTTGATTTATCAAGTACTGTTTCTCATTTATCTCCATTGATTGATTTGTCTAGATCTTCTGTTAAGACTATTAGTAATAGAATTGAGAATGCGTCTGGTAGTGAATCTAGATTTGGTCGTAGAGATCAAATATTAGAATTTAAACAAGTATATACGTTCCAGTTAGATGGTATTGATACTGGTGCTGGAGAATCTATTACAGCTCCATCAACAACAAAACAAACTTTAACTGGACAAACTACAAAAGCCTCTGGAGATATTGTTAAAGTTACTGGAACAACTGTTTGGGTTAAGTTGAGTACAGTAAATTCATTCGCTCCTGGTGAGAGAGTTGTGTTCTCTACAGACACATTTACATCTCAATCTGGTGCTGGTAATGGTGTTACTGTTGCTTTTGGAAGCATATCTGAAGTAATACCACAGATACCGAATACTTTATCACCAGTAATAACAATTACTGGAAGATATCCATCTGATTCATCTGTAAAATATACAGATAAAATTTCTGGAACGGTAATAATTTGGAATGTTGAGGAGCAACAATTAACATTATCAAATCAGAAACAACCTATTGATAATGATTACACAAGTTCAATTACTCAGGGCAATAATTTCATAAGAACAGCTACACAAGCTGATGATATATTCCGTGTAGGTGATTACATTTCGTGGGAAGGTCAAGATGAATCAGAAGCAGATTTTGTTGAGATATCTAAAGTATCTTATACAAATGGAATAGATTATACACCTGATATAAAATCAAAAAATAGTTCAACTCTTGCTAAGTATGTAACTAAAGAAGTTGGTATACAGAATCCTGCAACTTCTGTTAATGTTAAATTAACTGCTAATACTGATGATGTTGGAAATATTGGAGTCCTATATAGGATTAAAAAATCTTCTTCACAAGAGAATTTTGAAGATATTGAATGGGTATATTTCAATGATGATGGTTCACCAGATGTTGATGTAATTGCAACTGCTGAGAATTCTATTAGCGGAATTACTGAGAAGCAATCTTCATATCAAGAATTATCATATAGTGTTGATAACCTTCCTGAGTTCTCATCATTTGCCATTAAGGTCGTAATGAAGTCAAATAACCCTGCATTTGTACCGAAGATCCAAGATCTACGGGCTGTAGCATCATACTAAAGGATCCCCATCATGCCATTAAGAAACGTATTAACCACATTCACAATAGAACAGCAGAGGTTAGAGATTAATGCTCTCGCTGGTGATGTCAATAACATAGCAACAGGAGTTACTGCAACCACTGCTAGTGGTCTTGCAGCAGGTGCAACTGGTGCTGACCTCACATTGAGTGGGACGCTAACAGTCAACGGCACTCAGACGATTCTGAACACTGAGACACTTCAGGTGGAGGACAAGGAAATTGTCATTGGTAATGTCTCATCACCTACTGATGCTACAGCTCATGGTGGTGGTTGGAAGTTGAAGGGTGCTAACAACAAAACTATTACATATAATCAGACTGGGGATAAGTGGGTA